GTCTTTTAAATCTTGTTGAAAACCAAAATTTAATTGTTGAGTTATTTGTTCAAGCAATCTGATTAACACATCAAACTGTGATGCTTCATACTCAGGCGTTGCTTGAGGAAATCTTGTCGTGCTTATTTTAGCCATTATCTACCTCCATCTGGTTGAACATCTAATCGTAACGTACCGTATCGCCAGTCGTCTCCAGTAGCATCACTTTCAATCTTTATATTTGCTTGTCTTCCTCTTCCTCTTATATCAAACTTTTCTGTTGTTGGCACTACTGTTCTTGTAACCGTAGTAGAGTTAGTAGAATTAGGGTATGTTTTAAATTTTAAAGTAACATCCACAGATCCGGCTAAATCTTTAAAGTTTGGTATACCTCTACCTATATGTAAAAAAGGTTGTCCATCTGCAATATCAAAATCACCTGATTCAATAAAAGCATCAATAGCAGCGCTGACATTATCTGTTCCTGTTTCTTGTTGATATATATTAGAAGCTCCTGCTGTTACCCCTAAAACGACAGGTGTTGTTCCTACATTTGTTGTAGAATAAAATCCAGCATAAGGTTTTTCATACACACCATAATCAGTCCAAGATGTTCTTGCTAAACTTCCCACTGACCAACAATTTTCTAAATAATTATAAGTAACAAAACGATCTATTTGTTGTGCATTTAAACTACAATAAAACCAAGTTACTTCGTTAAACTCAGAATTTACTGCAGCATATGTTTCTGGTTGTGTTGTTATATTAAAATCTTCAAAAACATAATCTTGCACACTACAAGGCATTTTAGATATTGCACCATCAAATCTATAAAAAGAATTTTGTGACATCCAAAAAGCTGTTCCATTTACATCTACTGCACAATGTTGTGATACTGCTCCACAATTTGCACCTATTTGTGATAAATTAAAAGTAAAAGGTGCACCTACAAATTGAAGTGCGTGTAAACTTGTATCTGTCCAAACCAATACAGCGTTACGAGAACGAATAGCATCCATAATTTTAGAACCATCTTGTATTCTAAAAGACCCTGCTGTGTTTGTTGCTGTAGGTGTCCATGTGTTATAATCTTCCTGTGAAGAAAAACGTAAAAATAAATCATCTGCTGTTGAGCTGCTACCAATGGTTGTTTCTGTGCCAAATAAAAAAACATGTCTATCAGGCATAGAAATTAAATTAAAACGAGATTTACTAGGGGCATTACTAACAACCGTTGCTCTGTTACCACTTAATCCTGAAGATGTGTTCCATACATAAGTAGCACCTGCTGAAACTGTTGCTAATAAATCCTCTCCAAAGTTATCTAAAGACCAGTTACGACCGTTAATAGTAACTGTTGTTGTAGAACGAGGTGTGTTCCATGTGCTTGTATTCCATGTTCCCGTGCCCCATCCATAGCCATAAGCTGAGGCTGATAGGCCTACACTAATTTGATATGTAGCTGTTACTGTTCCTCCACCAGCTCCTGTTCCGCTGGCCGTGGTTCCTGTGTAAGTTACTTTATAACTATTAGCATCAACATATTGAGTTATTTCAAACTCCTTGTTCATATCTAAACCATTAACAACATTAGTTGCTGATCCATTATCAAAAGTTACAAAATCTCCAACTTGCGCTCCGTGTGCATTATCTGTAACAGTAACAACAGAACTTCCATCTACTGTTGCAAAAGGATTACTTAATCCTGCTTGTGTTGCTCTAATAGGCGTAATATCATAAGCTGCACCTTCTGAATAAATATATAATTTTCTGTCTGTTCCGAGAGCCGTGTATCGTATGCCGTCAAGATCAGTCCATGCATGCATATCACGAATAACACCAATTAATTTTTCACTAATAAGTTCTACCCATCCACCAATTTTTTCTGGTAAACCGTAACGAAAACGTACCATATCAGAATCAACCCAACGTCCTGCTGCTCCGTACTCTGTATCCTGTTTATCAATGCCAGGGGCAAATGCTATCTTTGTTAAAGGCATTATGTAATCCTCATAAATCTATAATATACTTCACCAGCACCACCTGCAGCGCCACTAGAAGAACCAGGTTCAGTTCCACCGCCACCTCCACCAGATCCTCTGGTTCCTGCTGTCCCACCGCTTGACCCGTTAGGTCCACCGGCACCGCCAGAAACATTTCCTGCATAAGAAGCACCACCTGTTCCACCACCGATAGTACAGTTATCACCACCACAGTTTCCAGGATTAGCACCAGCAACACCCGCTCCGGCTTGATTAAAAGAACCAACAGGTCCTGAAGTAAAAGATGTAATATTAAGACCATCAGTTGTTGTGCCTGATGTAAGTCTTGTTGCTAGTGTTCCAAGAGTTCCTCCTGTGCTAGCACTGTTGGTACGAAGAGGTCCTTGAACACCGCCACCTGATACAGAAGCAGAGCCTCCTCCATTTAAAGTAAGAATAGTTCCTGTGGTAGATCCAGTAACGGTGGTATTTCCACCCGCTCCTGATGTTCCACTATATACTCCAGTTCCTGCAGATCCTGAAGCACCTGCAGTTACAGTTAAAGTTTCACCGCTTGTTACACTAAATACTACGTCAGATACATAAGCTCCTGAAGCGCCTGCTGGTCCTGCTGATTCTCCACCTGCTTTGTCATAATCCGCTCCTCTGTAACCACCTGATCCACCGCCGACAGCGTATTGAAAATGTATAGCATTAGCATTAGCAGGAACAGCTACTGAGCCAGTAGAAGATGAATAACTTGTTGTTGTAAAAAGTGTGTAAAATTCTTCCCACGAACCACTATTTTTTATGTAACCATTTAAAATAGTTTTGTTTGTATAGGAAGTGGCATCTCTTACATAAAGTTCTGATGTTTCACGCCATGTACCACCGTCTTTAACGTAAACTGGCATAGCTCATTACGAATATTTATACCAAATATCCCCATCAGATCCTCCTGAAGGAGAAGAGGTACTTACTGTTCGTCCTCCGTTAGCATTTGTTCCTGCAGTTGCAGATATAAAAGCTTGTACATCACTACCAATAGCAACACCTAAATTAGTTCTTGATGTTCCTTTGTTAGCTACGTCGTTTAAATTTTCTGATTCTAGCATTACTCCAGTTATCGAGGCACCTGGAATATTATATTTAATTGATTCGTATGTAGGCATATTATTTCTCCGTTAATTTCCAACCATAAGTTGCACCTGAATACACTAATGAAAAAGCTGCTCCTTCAGTAGATACTGTTAAGTCTGATGTTTGACCATCAATTTTTAAACTGTTACGTCCTACGGTTAAACTATGTGTATCAAAAGAGTTAGCTAAGTCAACAAATCTTACCTCATCACCGACAGCGGGAGCTGCGGGTAAAGTAACAGTAAAAGCACCACCAGATGTATTAGCAAATATTTTATCACCAGGAAACGCTGTATAGGTTCCTGTTTTTGTTAACCAATCTGTTCCTGATGTTTGTAGATTATACCAATTAGTACCATCAGTTGCTAAAAATACACTTGTGCTTGGTTGAATAACGTAAGTATTACCTGATGCGCCAAGACGCATAGTGATAGTATAAGAAGCACTGTCATTACGTAAGAAAAAAGTTTTTTGTGTAGCAGCTACTTGAATAATAAAGTTTGAGCCGTGGCCCGTGAATATAATAGCAGATTGTCTGTTTTCATTATCCGCTTGCGCTGAACTAATCGTGTTAGCTACTGTTAAAACATAAGGGCTGGAAGCAGCCGATAAATTTTTGGTGTAAACACCAGCGATAGAATATTCTAAGCCATATTGTAAATTGTTGTTTGTGGTATTACCCCATGCGTTTGCTTGTTCTCCAGAACCTATAAGCTCTAGTTGTAATAGTGATGAATAAGTTGATGTCATAATTTATCCTATGCTGCGTCTAACCACGTCATTGTAGCAGAATCATCCACATCTGTCCACGTTGTTGTAACAGAATCATCAACTTCCGTCCATGCATAAACAGCAGAAGCGTTCGATAAAGCTAAGTTTAATCCAAATCCTGTAACACTTACATCACCATTTAATTGAACACTTGGGGTTCCAAGATCTACAGAAACTAGGGTAAGAGGCGTTAATACTGGATTAGCATTTACAACAACACCTATGCCACTATTATTAAGGGTTGTACTTAATCCAAATCCTGTAAGAGTAACATTAATGTTTTGAACACCTTCAACAGTTATTGTTCCGAGAGCCGTGGATATTTCTTCGCCGACAGGTTGTGGATTTGTACTACTAAAGTATGTTGGATTTCCAAGCGTGGTGCTTAGACCAAATCCTGTAACAGCAACATTTGGTGAATCAACAACAACTGCTTCATCACCAAGGGC